CCCCGCTATCATTTATTGGGCAAAAACGTAATTTTATCAAAGCATTTCGCCATATTATTAACGCCAATATTATTGATGACGGTGAGGGTTGGACAGTGGTAGATGTGTTCGGTGGCAGTGGTTTGTTAGCTCATAACGCCAAGCATTTACTACCAAAAGCCACAGTGATTTACAACGATTTTGATAGCTATGTTGACCGCCTTAATTATATCGAGGATACCGAGCGACTACGCCAACAAATTTATAGTGCCATTGAACATTTGCCACGGCAAAAAGCATTATCGCAAAATGACAAAGAAGTGGTTATTGGTATCATAAAATCCTTTGATGGATTTATTGATGTGCATAGCATAGCAAACTGGTTATTGTTTAGTGGGAAGCAAGTCCGCACACTTGATGAATTATATAGCAACACTTTTTATAACACCGTACGCCGTAGCCCCTATGAGCAAGCAACTGGCTATTTGGATGGATTGGTTGTCACGACAGAATCCTATACAACGCTAATGGCAAGATATAAAGACCAGCCAAAAACCCTATTTTTGCTAGACCCACCTTATCTTTACACAGGGCAAGGGGCATATAACCAAGAAAAATATTTTGCGATGGTCGACTTTCTATATTTGATGAGTTTGACTCGTCCGCCCTATATTTTCTTTAGTTCGACCAAGTCCGAGCTAATGGATTATTTGGATTATCTCAAACAACTAAATAATGACGATTGGCAAAGGCTGGGCGGTTTTGAGCGTGTCACCATTCAGGCTCATGTTAATCATGAACGAGCTTATGAAGATAATATGATTTATCGTTTCTAATTTTGTTTTTAACCAATAAAAACGTGTCGCAATGGACACGTTTTTTATGCAAACAAGACTGGCTATCCTTTGCCACCAGAGTGATACTGTCGCTACACCCAACGGCAACCGCCTGAAACCGGAAGCCCTAAAAAAAAGGAAAACCACGATGAAAACTTTAAAATCTAGCCAATATACCATTTACATTGACGGCTCAAATGTTACCCTTGTAGACAACCACAGCCGACTACCACAGAGCCTATCAAACCTAATTATTTCTACCCACGACATTTTGTTTTATATGGCAACCCAAGCCATGAGCAACGACGAAAAAGCCGACCGCCTAAAACAGCTTATTATCGGTACGCATGATGATAACCTTGACCGCCTAAACAAAATCACCTACCAAGATTTTAAAACCGCCTAATTATCCCTAACCATAAAAAGACCGCAATTATTGATTGCGGTCTTTTGCTTATTTTACCCATTGCTCACTCATGCCACACTTTACCCAATCCTTAGGTATTGAGCCATGACTGCGCAAATTTTATCCGAACAACAACGCCGCTTACATAACATTGCCACCATTGGCACTGTGTTTGACGTCAACCCAGACGACCAAACCATGCGCCTAGACGTCGGCGACAACCAAACCGACTGGTTGCCTATACCTGCCTTGGCGGCTGGACAAGTACGTGTATGGCGTTGCCCATCCGTTGGTGAACAATTTTTGTTAGTCAGTCCAAGTGGTGAGCTTGCCAATGCCATCCCTGTTTTATCGCTTTACAGCAATCAACACCCAAGCCCAAGCACAGATGAAAACGAAATTCGCGTCCAATTTAATGACCAGGATTATCTCAGTGTCAAAACAGACGATAGCAACCTTACTCTCAAAATTACCAATACCACCATCATTTCTGAAGGTAGTATCACGCTTGATACGCCAACTGTTACGATGACAGGAAATTTGGAAGTTGATGAATCCATCCATGCTAAAAAAGATATCATTGCTGGCGTCATCAGTCTTATAAAACACTTGCACGGCAAAGTCATGGGCGGTAACTCGACAACAGGGGCACCGCAATGATGGATATCAATTTTGCCATGGGCATGAGCCGTACCACGGGCGCACTATTATCACCTGACGACCATCTAAAACAATCCATCTATGATGTGTTGATGACTCCGCTCGGCAGCCGTTTGCTCCGCCGTGAATACGGCAGTTTGATTCCGTTTTTGATTGACCAGCCAGTGAACCCAGCGACCAAACTAAAAATGATGGCAGCCATTGCCACCGCTATTATCAAATGGGAACCACGGGTCAAAGTCCGTCAAGTCCAATTGTCCATGAATGCGGACGCTACCAATGACACAGGCAACACAGGCGTTAACGTATTACTAGATTTGCGCCGTAGCGACAATACCAAATTGCCCACCACTTTGACACTGGCACGGGGGGCATCATGAGCGGCTATACCAACAGCTATAATGCCATCAATTTAGCAGGATTGCCCTTGCCAAACGTGCTAGAGCCGATTGACTTTGAGCTTGAGGTCACCCGTATCCGTGCCGAGCTATCTGCAAAATTTGCCGATGATCATCCCATTCAAGCCGCATTAAGCCTTGAATCCGAGCCGATTAATAAAATTATCGAAGTCCTCGCCTACCGCTATGTATTAAAGATTAGCGAAATTAATCGTAAAGCCCGTAGCTTGATGTTGGCATTTGCCACAGGGTCAGACCTTGACCATATTGGCGTCACTTATTACCGCCTCGAGCGTAAATTATTACAAGCCGAGGACAAAACCGCGATACCGCCAAAAACTGCCATTTATGAAAGTGACGACGACTACCGCTACCGCCTAGCCTTGTCCGTTGAAGCGATGACAATGGCAGGTTCTGCAGGCAGTTATGAATTCCACGCCTTGTCAGCCAGTGCCGAAGTGCATAGTGTGACGGTGCATAGCCCTGCCCCCACCGAAGTGGATGTTTATTTAGCAGGACAGATTGACGGCGATGTACTTGTGCAAACAAACAAGACTGTAGGCGTGTCAGCCCAAGCGGTGACTGATGTATATAACGCGCTTGTCGCCGATGACGTGCGACCTTTAACTGATTTAGTGCGTGTCAACTCTGCCACCGCCAAAGCCTACCGTATCGATGCTGTCGTCTATGTCAAAAATGGGATTAGCCCACAGTTGATTTTGAGCCAAGGCATGACCGCATTACGCCAATATTTGACAGACAATTTTAAACCAAACGCGCGTGTGGCGACCAGCCGTATCATTGGGGCGTTAGACGTGATGGGTGTTAGTCGCATCGAACTCAACGAACCAAAAACCGATGTCATGACCGCCATTGGCGAAGTGGCTCATTGCACAGGCTATAACATCATTGCCAAATCGGAGGGTACATGATTTATACCGCCGACCCTACCCAGCCACCAATCGCTATCAATGACCGCTACCAATCGCTACTCCCCGCCAATAGCCGTCCACTGGAGCATGCGCTAGCAGGCGCAACCGCCAAGCTTGAGCCAATACCAGTGCCGTTTGACACTATCTGGGACGTAGACACCGCCCCCGATAGTTTGTTGCCTTACCTTGCCTATGCTTGGAGCGTGGACGAATGGAACGATAACTGGACAGCCGAGACCAAACGCCAAGTCATCCGTGACAGTCTTTGGGTGCATGAGCGTAAAGGAACACTTAGTGCCGTCAAACGCTCACTGTCAGCCATGAATTATGACGCTAGCATCATTGAGTGGTTTCAAAAATCACCCCGTGGCGCGCCTGGTACTTTTAGCGTCGAGGTACACCCCACCACGGGTATTATCGCTGACAATATTTTACAAATACGAGCCATGATAGACGCGGTCAAACGCTTATCCGCTCACTACGACGTTTATCTAGGTTACACCTTACCCGCTGTTATTGCTGCTTATGCCGTCCCTGTGGTCGGCGTTGAACTTACTGTTTCCACCTAACTAAAGGACTTTATTATGTCAAACTTATGTCAACCCCAAGGCGTTATTTTAGCCATTGCACTTGCTGTCGCTATGCCTTTTTATCCTATTGAGTTTAAAGAAGATGGACAAACCACAATTCCAAATCTAGTCAATATCGACGGCACAGGGCATTCAGGCACTGCCGAGCTGGTCGTCAATGACGGGCTATTACGCACCCATCAAGACAGCATGGTATTTGCGGTCGACAATAGCGGTGACGCAGAGCTTGCGCTCAATATCCATATCGCCAAACAACCGATTGTTGATATTGCCAAAGCCAATGCTGACAAAGCCAATTATTTTATCGCAAGTTATCCACTCACCATCAAGGCTGACGAAAAACGCCACCTTGAGCTGCGCCTGATCAATGGTCAATACGTGCTCAGTGACCGTGGCCTAGACCTACCAACCGTTTAATCAACCGACTTAATACGACTATGAGCTATCAATTACTCTTAACAAACGCGGGCGCTGCCAAAATCGCTACCGCCAGTAATGCAGGTGGGACACCCTTGCATATTACTGATTTTGCGGTGGGACAAGGCGTTAATGTCGACTTCAGCACACGCCTTGATAAGCAAACCTTGGTCGCCAAGCGTTACCAAGGCAAGGTCGAGTCTGTCAATCTTATCGCGCCAAACAAGTACGAGATTGTGTGTGTCGTCCCTGTTGAAGTGGGTGGTTTTACCATTCGTGAGTTTGGATTGATTGATAGCGATGGCGTATTGGTGTGGGTGGGCAGTCTACCAGAAGTACAAAAACCCGATGGCAGTAGTGTGGCAGCGGTTGATTACCGCCTCAAGGCAGTGGTGCAAGTGGATAACCCTGCCGTGTCGATTGTCGTTGATACCAATGCAGTAACCGCTACACAGTCGTGGGTCAATGCTAATTTTGCGGCCATTGGTCATAACCATCAGGATATGCTTGATCGCTTAACTGCTCTTGAAAATCGTATTTTTGAGGCGATTGCTGTTGGTGGCATTTACGCGACTGCAAAACTTTACGCCAAGGGTCAAGATGTTCACGCCGAACTTGGCTATGGCGTTTGGGCACTTTACGCCCAAAGTAAAATTTTAGCTGGATTTTCAACCATTGCTACTGATGATAATAAATTCAAAACGATGGGAAATGTTTTTGAAATTGGTTCAGAAATTGAGAATCAAAAAGCCATTGTGGCGCAATTTTGGAAGCGTTTGCCAAATGACTACATTGCTCCAACGTTTGATATGTATTACACGTCAGACGAAGCAGGATTAAACCGCGTCACAGTTATTGGCGAAGAAACGCCGATTTATCTATGGTTAAACGTGACAAACGCCACTCAACCCATCCAAATAATCAGCTTCTTGTCAGATGCAAGCGGCACCATTCACTTAACCAATTCAAATATTAACCACCCAAAAACCGTTAATAATGGCAAAACATTACTCGTCTCAATTCCACAGGATAATTACAGTGTAGATAACCCTGTCACGTTAAATTGGGGGTTCGTCTTAAACGACCCAACTGTCGATGTCGAGACAGCTATCAATGCACCGCTTGCGATTAATAATACGGTCAGTGATGCGCCGCCAGCGCCGACTGATATCGATGGAAGAATTGTTATTGATGTCTATAAGTCGGGTTCTGATTTTGTTGGCAATGTGGTAAAAAATATAGACTCTGTTCATATTTCAGCAAATGGCATGGCTGGTTCTACTTCGTATTGGATTGAAATTCCTGATTTCCCATCATCTGTAACCAATGAGAAAACACAGGTAGTTACCACACAGCAACCTTCATTGTTAACAAGTAGCGATGGGGCTTCTTATCAAGTACAACCCTTTGAAGTGGTACAGAAAAGTGGTTATGCATTTGGAATACACGGCTATCCAAGCAGCATACCATTCGATACAACCCAGCGAATAAACAGAATAGCAATCGACTACCCAGCACCTTAATTAATAGGAGAAGTAATCATGGCAAACCCTCACCACGGCATCACCGCCCAAGAACTCACCCAAGGCATCCTACCGATGCGAAACGCCAACATCAGCGTAATCGGTCTAATCGCCACATCGACCGATGCCGATGCCACCATGTACCCAGCTGATACCCCAGTATTACTAACAGGTATCACCAAAGACAATATTGATAAAGCAGGCACCCAAGGCACGCTTAAAACATCATTGCAGACCATCCGTGATATCACCAACCCAACCGTGGTTGTCATGCGTGTGAGCAATGCGGACAACGTCGATGTGTTAGATGAGCTGCTCGCTTGTCAATCACGGTTGGGGGTAATCCCAAAAATCCTAGGTGCGCCTGAGATTGATACCCCTGCTGTGGTGCGTAAGTTGGTCAGCATTGCCAAGCGCCGTCGAGCTTTTGTCTATGCGTCGCCACGCAAAGATGACGGCACATTGATTACTGATAAAACTGAGATTGCGGCATATCGCGATACCTTTGGCGACCGTGAGTTACATTTGATTGAAAATCAGTGGGGTAAGCCGCTGGGAAAGTAATTTCCCCTGATGATGGGG